CTACTTCAAAAGCATTATTCTTTATAGTTATAGTAGGGGTATTGGACCCTGATTTATTAGTCACTCTTAATGATTTAATTACATAAGTTTCAGCTGCTCCTGCTGTAAGTAAAGTATTAGTCTCAGCTGCAGTAACTGTTTTTCCGTAAAATTTATATATGTTTAATACAGCCATTATTCCATAAAGAAGCTTTTAGCTTCTATTTCCTGTTTTAATTCTTCTTGAAAGGTAGAGTTTAATTTCTCAAGAACAGCATCTAAATCTCTAACCAAAGACTGTGCTACGTCTTCTCTATATTCTGAACTTGCTCTTGTTAGTGTTTGTACTATCTTAGCCATTATCTTCTTCCTCCTGCATGTACATCTAACCTAAATGTTCCCATCTTCCAATTAGAGTCTATTGCTGTATTAGAAATTTTAACGGCAACTGATCTTCCTCGAGCCCTGCACGATTGATAGTTAGTAGCAGACGTAATAGTAAAAGGTCCAAGACTAGAACTAGCTGCTGTTTGATTGGGGAAATTTCTTAGGTCTATTTCAACTATTGTATTTCCACTCTGAGATACAAAGTCAGGTAAAAATCTACTCACTCTCATCAGAAATTCTCCATCCCCTCTAAATGTAATTCCTTGTTTTTGATCTTGTGTAATATCAAAATCTCCCGATAATATATTAGCTGGCACTGCATAAGTAGTTGCATTCTTAATATAATTAACTCCTGTTTCATGTTCATAAGGGTAAGTAACACCATCGGTATTTCCTACTACATCAAATGAAACGTCATCATCTGCATCATATTCAGTACCGTGAGGTAAGCCAAATACAGCAGAATCAATCCAAGTAGTTCTTGGAAAGATTGTACTAGCATTAGTAAACCATATCGGACGATCTGGACTTGAATCTAGATAACTAAAAACAACTAATCGATCTACTTTATTAGATGTAGAAGTTGGATAGAACCAATAAATTTCACCAAACAAGTTATTCAATCCGCAATATATTAATTGATTAGAAGTTTTATTAATGTCATCATAAACATAGTCTTCAACTAAACAGTCCATCGATTCTAGTTTACCAGTATATCTAAAGAAACCATTCTCAGACATCCAGTAGGCAGAACCATCCACCTCAACCGCTGCATTCATTCCAATTAATCCACAGTTAGTACCTACTTGGTCATAAGCAAACGTAAAAGGAGCACCTACAAAACGCATGGTAAATAATGAAGTATCTGTCCATACATAAATTGCACCTTTACCAAGTTTAGATCCCATGATCCGTGATCCGGCGGCCAGTCTTTGTGTACCAGCACTATTGGTTGCTGTTGGTGCCCAGGTATTTATATCCTCCTGTGCAGAGAATCTTATAAACATATCATCCTGAGTTGAAGTATCTCCAATCGTTGTTTCAGTTCCAAATAAAACTAAGTGACGATCCGGTGTTGATACAATCATATCACGTGACGCTGTTGGCGCACCTGAAATAACTGTAGCACGTGTTGAAGTAGCTGTTACTGAATCTGAATCCCATTCAAAAACCGATCCATTATGAATTAAAGCAATAAGAGTTGTTCCTAAATTATCTAAAGACCATAGACCTGGATCTGTAACTTTATCAGTGTTAGATGCAGCTGATCCCCATCCAGTCCAACTTGAAGTATTAGTAACTGTTGCACCATCGGAGTGAGCGCCTCTTGTAGAATTTCTTACAGCTCTTGTAATTCCAGTAAAACTAGTGGACGTTGTACCTGTATAAGAAATTTCTTCTGCACCCACTTGAAAATAATTTGTTCCTGAAGATGGAAAACCAGTTGTGCTTGCTACATTGACCGTGGTCCCTGATCCACCTGTCCCTGCAGTATCATCTAATAAAGCTCCATCTAATGTAGTTGTAGTAGAACCTAAAACTTTACCACCATATAAAGATATACCAAAACCATAAGCTCCTAATTGTTCTGCTGGTCCTACTGAATAATATCTATAGTAAGTTATCCCTCCAGAAGTCGTGGCTCCTGAACCTGATTCATTAGAAGGCATTGTAATTGTTATAGTGGTAGTGGTTGGAGCAGATGTGACCATGAATTTTTTATCACAGAAATCTGACGATCCGAAATTAGAATTAGTAATAGATGTAAAAGTAGAAGAGTCTCCGAATAGTATTATATCTCCAGCTACAAATCCATGAGAACTGCCGAATGTAATGGTAACTTCATCACTTGAATTAGTAGTAGTAAACGCACTAGTAATAGCTGTCCCCGAGGGATTGACTAGAGGGTGAATGTCATAATAAACACCACCTGTATAAGCATATAAAATTCTGTTGGTTCCTAAGATTGAATATTTCGTAGAAGAAGAATTAACCATATGGTGAGCTTGTCTTACTGCACCTGTTAATTTACTTTCTCCTAATTGATTCCAGCCACCTATTTTTTCTGGTGTGCCATATCTAAAACGTACATTTTCCCCACCTGTCCACTGTGCTTCAGCGCCTGTTGGAGTAATTTGTTTATTAAATCCCGGTAAAAAACCTATTTTTTGTAACATACAACCTCATATTACATATTCCTGATTGGTGGAATACCTAATAAAGGTCTCTTATCATATAAATTTTGATTTGCAAAGGGTCCATCAGCATCATTATAATGTAAAAAAGCTTGAGCATGATTAGTACCTTCGAAAGGTTCTCTCCAGTGTTCCATGTGAGTGCCCCAATATGCTAGCATATCTCCCGGTTTCATGATTAGGGATATACCTTTCGGCGCACCAGGCTTAACTACAGCTTCTTGATGGGTTGAGTGCTGGATAGTATCTGTTACTGTATTCTGTTTTGTTGGGTCTATAAATATCTCCCAAGGTTCTCCTCCAAAATGAATCGTACAAGATCTTTCACAACTAGCTCTATCCAGATGTCTTGCTAACACATCTCCTTTTTTATATACTCTAGTATAAGCATAACATGGTATTAGATTAAGTCCTGTTACTTCTCTCATTTTTGGGAGCAGCTTCATTAGAAGTGTTTCCATCACCATATCCGCATAATGGGAATAAGTGTTAGGGATCTGCTGATCCTTCCATGTTCCAAATAAAGAATTTTCCTGGATTGTATTATTTGTATACATCCATTCAACAGCGTCTCTTTTTAAAAGAATATAGTTGTATATAAAATTAGCTAATTCATAAGGAATTGCTTCTCTTACTATCTCACAACAATGATCTTTATAGTTCATTTTTTTTGGATCTATCTCCTCTTCAACTTTTCCAGAAGAAACAAAAATCTGATTCTCTGGTTTTTTATTTTTCATATTTTACCTCCTTTTTGATGGTTCTTTGGCATTACTTCATATATAATACCATCTTGTTTTTTAATTTCTAGTCCTTCTTTAGTATGAAATAGGTCTTTAATCTCTTCTTCTGTTTGAAGAGGTCTTCCTTTTATATTGTTATATAAAGGATGATGTAATTTTATAATACATGGGATGTTTTCTATCCCTAATTCTTTAGCTATAACCATTCTATTGTTTCCAACAGTAACTTTTAAGGTATCGTCTTCCATTTGTTTAATAAATACAGGGTCTCTCATCCCGTGTTTAGACAAAGATTCCTTTAAGGTTTCATTAAATTTTTGTTCTTGGCCATTAATAAACTCAGCCCTTGTAAGATGAGTAATGTCTTCAACTGGAATTTCTTTATAAACTAGACCTGTCATACTCCTGCCATAGGGGGTTGAAACCCTGATTGTAAAAAATTAAAAGCAATGGATATTCTTATTTCATTACTATTATTGGTCTCTACATTATGCCATAACCAAGAAGGAAACATTAATACTCTTCCCGCTTGTACATCTATAGGAGCTTCTCTCCATAAATGTTTTGGTGGTTGTCCTTTTTTTCTTGTAGGCATATTAACTTGAATACCGGGCCTTGGATCGTTTGCTACAAACTTCCCACAATTAGGGGGAGTCTTAACATAATAACATCCAGAAAATAATGAATTAGGGTGAACGTGTGGTCTATTATATCCACCAGGTCTATTAACGTTAGCCCACATATTTCCTAATATAGGTTCTCTATCCAGCCATTCTTCTTCATATATTTCACGCTGCATTTTATATATTTCATCTACTAAAGGTTTAAAAGTCGGTCTTGTGTGAAGATCAGTTTGAGAGTGCCAACCACCCATATTTGTTTTTATAAGGCCGACGGGATCTTCTTTCATCCATTGAAAAATCTCTTCCTCAAAAAGTTTATTATCCAATTGTAGATCTTTTCCATATAAAGTAGTTGGAAAAAATTGTTCTTTTAATATCATCTGAAAGGTTTACCTCCAAACCACACTACAAGAGAATGTCTTACTCCCCGTGTTACTGGTTTAACTCTATGGTTTAAAAAACTAGCAAAGAAAAGAGAATGTCCTTGTTTTAATTTTACTTCTTTTCCTGGAGATATAGCTTCTAATTCTCCTCCTTCATAACTGTTTGGATCTGATAATAATGTTACCATAGTTAGTTTCCTGACCGGGGGTTCATTTTTCATTTCTATATCAGAATCCATATGCCAAGTATAGTGACCTTTAACTTCTCCTGAATATTCTGTAAATTGAGCTTGTTCATTTAATTGTACTTCATCAAAACCAAAATGATTTCTGTTGGCTTTTTTACCTTCTCTTTCAATAGTTTCGTACATTGGTTTAGTTGCTTCATGTTCATAGGGAATCCAGCTCAAAGTAGTTATCCTCATTTTAGGGTCTATTTCACCCCCTTGTCCTCCCCCGATCTGTGCGGTCTGAGGCCGAAAACTTTTTGCTTCTTTTATAATCAAAGCACACTGTTCTGGTGTAAAAACAGGTCCTAGTGTTTGGGCCGTATAAGACTTCCATTTAGGTTCTGTTATTATACTACCACTTCTTTTAATCGGCATGTGAAATGGTTCATTTCTATCGTTTGTAAACATTACATTACTCCTCTGTTTTGTATTGGGTCATAATCTACATCTATATTACACGGCATTGTTCTTCTTTTTCCATTTCCATTAAATGGATAAACACAGTGTCTCATATCATAAGGAAAGATATATAAATCTCTTTCTTTTAATTGAGGTGAATAATCACAATGGGCAAAATGACCGTTAACTGCTCCCATCATTTGTAGTTTTCCATTCATAGGAGCTTGAGGTGAAGAATATTCTTTACCCATGTTATCAGGTAATTTTAAAACCATAAGAGCTGCTACTCCTGTTAATAACGCCCCCCTATGAACGTGTACTGGATTATATTCATGTTCATCCATTTCATTAACCCATATTGAGTTTGTATGAATCTTATAATTTCTAATTTTATTCCAGTTTAAATAGTGATCAACTTTTGATATAATATAATTATGTACATTTTGTGGTAAAAAATTATGTGGATGCATTATTTTATTAGGTGGCCCATCAAAAAATAATGAATGTTCGTTTTTAATTTTACCCACTAATTGCATGTTAGCTGGTGGCAACTCAGGTCTTTTTGTTTCATAAATACTATTGATAGTATTAATAATATCCAGCGGAACCTGATATCTTAAAATAGACTGCCCTAAAAATACAAAACTAAAATCTGATGTGTTCATATTTGTCTCTTATTCTTTGTGGTATCTTTTCAATGTAAGGATTGTACTCTTTCATAATTTCTCCTGTTTTTATAGTATGCATATTTTTGCCAACTATGCTATCATTATATTTAATTTTATTTATTTGTAATTGATCTAAGTCAACAAACCTATGATTAAAATAAGGTTCATCTATAAACTTATATATTTTTCTAATTTCCTCTTCAGGGCTTTTAATTAAATCATCATACTTTAAATAATAACAGACATCTTTATAATTAAAGGAATTTTGAATTGCTTTAAGTTCCTTAGCAACTGAACCTTTATCATTCATAATCATTCCTAATTTTTCATCATCGTTTTTACATCCATATCTATTAACAAAAGCATCAGGATTTTCGGTATACCATTTCATATAAGAAGCCAGCACATCCATTAAGTCTCTAAGAAGTACGATACATTTGAAAGGACGTTTAAAGTGTTTCTGCATTAACTCAAAATTAGCAGGAGTCATCACTGGTCCTCTATCTATAATTATTCTCTGTGGCCAGTTTTTATAAAAGACATCGTATACAGAGTCTAAAACATTATCCAAAGATTTATGATCCGGATAGTTTTGAAAAACATCCGTTTGTTTAAGGAGAAAGAGATCTTTCATAATCTCTAAAGTAATAGAATTAGCAGTAACAACCAATTCTTTATTCTGATTCATGATGGAAGCAAACAAGGTATTACCTGACCTTGGCATTCCAATTAAAAAGAAAAGTTTTTTATTTTTCTTTAGCTCCGAGGTCATGGGTCAATTGTTCTTTCTTGTTATAAATCATTTCACCTGATTTTTTAACTCTTTCTATCGTTTGTAATTGTCCAAGAACATTAAAGACTTCAGGTTGACTTGATCCAGATGTTAAAGTCT